CGGTCAAGTCATCGGAAAAATCATTGTTAGCGATCAGCTCAGGCCCAAACACTCCAATAGCCTTGGCCACCGACACTGCGTCAATCGTTAGGGTTTCGGGGTTGGTGGATACAGAAACATTTTCAGTTGCAATGTAGTCGGTAGGATAAGGACCGTCTTCTAGTTGTGCACCCCAGACGACAATCTCATCGAGATCACCAACACGGAAGTCAACAGCGTAAAAGTTGGAGCCGCCTGTTTCTGCGGTGTCTACGGGCATGTCAAACCGCTGCCATTCCTCAGTCAGAGCCACCTCGGACGCCGGGACAGAATTATGCGATAGCAGCCCTACCGTGCCGGTGCCCGTTACCGTTCTGGCGTGGATAGACTTAGTCTGGCCGTTCACACCGGCTGAGCTTTTGATCAAGTAGCCTTGCTCCCCACTGCGGGTAAGAGTATCGGCACTCATAGTACCATCTGGGCTGACATGGGTGTTTGCCGTGATGGTGACATCAGTGCTAGCCCATGTGGTCTCGAACTTTTCAGAGTTGGATACGTGGTTCGTACGAGACGATGCACAAACAGCAATGCCAGCAGGCACCAGTTTGCCATCTTTCCAGACGTGGTGCCCCGTGCGTGGTGTGTCAGCAGGTACTTCGACCCAGTGCCCGAGCGCGTTGAGCTTCCAAGCTACGTCGTCGCGCTCATACGTGAGCAAGTCGTTGAAGGCTAGCATGTCGCCGCCAAGAGCTAGGGTGCCCTTGGCGAAGTCTGCGGTGATAGCGGGTGTAAGTCCGTCTACATTGTACGTGTCGAGTACGTTCAACGGCGCGCCTAGCCCTACAGGGTTGCGCAGGTCAGAAGACCAGCTCATTAGGCACACACTACGTGAGCGGTCACGGCGTCACCAGTCAATGACTTGATGAACACTTTACCGACGATACCAGTGCTAAGGCTGTACGACAGCCCTGCTGGCACTTCCACAGAGGTGGCGTCAGTGGGAGTGTCGTGCCCGATACTCAACAGGATGCCGACCGCCGTGGTGTACACGGAGAAGTAAGACAGCATGTCTTCGGTCACTTCCACATAAGAAGTAGTGACCCCGGCGTACTTACCAGACTTATAGTTACGAGGTGCTTGGTTGCCCATTAGGAGCCTCCCATGTTGTTGCTCTCGACGCCGCGCGTCTTCTCGAACGAGCGAGCTGCGCCTAGGCCGAGCATACCTAGGATGATAGGCATCATTTCGGTCATGTTGAATTGGAGTAGGCCCGTGAGGTCCACAGTGACGCCGTTCATAGCAGCGATAGCCATAACGATGGATGAGAACACGGGAAGCAGGATGTACTGCCAGCCCAGCGCCAGCGCGCCGATCCAGCCGATGGCAGGACGCCAACCAGCGACGAACATACTCTTATGCTCGGCTTCTTTGGCGTTTACCTGCATCTGAGCGATACGCTCGGAGCTGAGCAAGCCCATGACCTTGAGGCGAGCGTCTGCACGCTCTTCCTCAGAAGTAAACAGGTCGTCGATTAACTTAAAAAGGCCACCAGCGAGGGGGCCAAGCGCCGTCAGTGTTGCTGCGCTCATTGTCGAACTCCTTTGGCTTGTACGCCTCTAGGGCGTCGTAGAAGGTGTTTGCATACTTGGCGATGCGAGCGCCGTTCTTGCGCACGTCACCATTAATGACGATCCGGTCGTTGGTGTAGTCCTGCTCACCGACCTCTGCCACGTCAGCGAGGGACTTGCCAGTGAACATGCCCTCGGCCATACCACGGAATGTGATCTCTAGTGCGGTATCCCACTCTAGTGCGGCGTCGGGGTTGTCAGCGATGTTGAACTTAGCGTAGTTTTCTTCGTGGGTGATCTGCACCAGACCGCGACCGTAGAAGCTGAGACCCGCTGCGTTTGGCAAGGCGTAGTTCCGGCTGATGATACCCTTGGCGTAGATAGCGGCCACAGCCCGACGCGCAGAGGCGTCAGAGTAGTTCGGGCCGTAGCGACGCGCGCCTTCGCGGATAGGCTCCATCCACCGCGCAGTTTCGTGATAGATAGTAGCCAAGATGTACGCCAGATGGGCGCGACTGCACCCGATCTCGGCGGCGTAGGCTAAGATACGGTTCATACCGTTGACTTGGCCCTGTGTCAACTTACCGTTGAACATGGGACGAACTACGTCGAAGAAGTTCATGCGACGTCTCCCGCTGGCTCCACTTTTACGTCCACTACGCCAGCGCGCTCTTTGAGAGACTGCAACTCTTTCTCGCGGCGATCAATTTCAGTCGCAGTACGCTGAGCCTCAATCTCGGCGTCGCGGCGCTCGCGCGCCAGTGCGGAGTCGATTGCGCTGGCCTTCATGTCGCGCATCTTGGTCGCGCGGGCCTTGCAGTGGCGGGCACCGACGGACAGGGTGGCCATGAACGCTTCTTCCTTGGTCTTGTCACCGTTAACGCGTCCTGCGGCAGCGAGGATAGCAGAGCGCAGTGGTTGCAGGAAGTTGTATTCGTCAGTTGGCCAATCAACGAGGGCGGGGTTCGCTGTTACTTTGGGGTTAGCTGTTGCTTTGGTCATGGATATTCTCCTATACCTTACGCCGCATGCGTTGCGCGGCAGTTGGTCGGGCATTGCCCTGTGATTTCGGATTGTATAAAGTCTTTCCATACCCTAGCGGGTCTGAAATCATCTTTTGGTATGCCTGAGCCTTTAGGCGCTCGACAGCTCGGTCTGCGTCCTGAGACAGGTATTCAGTCCAGAAGCGTACGGAACCAGCTAGGGCGTCAAGTCGGTCATCGTGAGCTAGACAGTCGCGATCCCGAGTTAGCCGGGACAGTTGATAGAACAGGCTGTAGGATGCGCGGCGTTCAGCCGGGTACTGTTGAACGGACGCCCAGTCTTCGACTAGCAAATCCTCTTCAACAACCAGACGACCCGAACCAATTACAGGCTCAAGTGATCCGATTATACGCAGCTCCTTCTGTCCGCTCTCCCATACAGGTTCGATGCGGCACGAATACTCTTTAAGGAGCTTAGGTGTCCACACGTGACGAAGTGCGCCTTTACCGTAGTTCTCTTCGATGTCGATCTGAGTTGGTTGCCACTTGACAGCTATCTTGGTCAGCTCATCTAGAGCTGCGTCGTCCAAGCCGCCTTTGACGCCACCGATGGCTACTAGATACACACGCCCGCCTGAGAACTTAGTCACAGCATACGCGGTTTCATCGCCGTTCTGCCCGCCGCCCGCAGGGTCAACATACATATGTGTAGACTGGAACGGGGCGAACTCGTCGCCGAAGCTGAACGCCCGGTAGAACTTGTCTTCGATTGGGAAGCCAGCTGGCAAGCGAACTAGGCTGTCCGCTGTCAACAGTGTGTTGATGGTGAGTGGTGCACTGTCGCGAGGCACCCGCATCATTATGAGCTTGTCGCTCTTGAGAGGGAACCGTTCTGCGTCCGCCAGACGAGTGTCCAGCATATGCTGCAACTGGAAGTAAGCCGCACCTTGGTCGATCTCTTTCCGACAAAGCACGTCTTCTGGCAGCAGTACAGGATCGACCGCCTTACCGCGCGTGCCAGTAGGCCCGCCGCCCGTGGCGAGCGACGGATCAGCTTCAAGGCGGCTTCGGATCATAGGTGCTAGGCAGTGGCCGTAGTTCTCGGCCTCCTGTTCTGTCGGGTAGCGTCCCGGCCAGATACGGATGTCGTAGCCCCGGCTGACCAGTCCGTTATAGATACTGTCGATACTCTGAGGCGTACCCAAGTAAATGATGTCGCCAGTCGAGTTAATAGATGTAAAGTCGAGGGTCAAGTGCTTAAGACGCTCACGCATGCCTTCGGTCATAGAGTTCTTAGCACTCTCGACGTCATCGGCAATAAGGATGTCTGCTCGCTTACCCTGTAGGTTCGAGGTAATACCCAGCGAGGTGATACTGGCCGACTTCTCCGGTCCCTTTAGGTCATAGTGGATGTCGAACTTCTCAGCAGAAGATCGGTCTCCAATGGAGCGATCTGGCCGCAGGCACTCTAGGATTTCCATACCCATGATGATCTGGATGACCCACTTACCGATCTCAGCGGCCATGTCGCCGCCAGCAGATACAATCAGAATGCGTTTAGAGGGATCGTGAATTAGACGCCACACCCCGTAGGCTGCGGTGATGGTAGTCTTAGCCTGCCCCCGCTGCGCTTGGATCATGCGGTAGGTAGGCCCGTGTTCGAGGTAGTCTGCGATGTCCAACTGAATGTCGGAACACTGGAAGCCCAGCAAGTCTGTCATAACGTCGAACAGGAAAGGTTGAAAGGTGGGGTACTCTGCTTGCAGCAGTTCCAAGTCTTCCCACCGTGAGTTTTCAGCCATTGTCAGCTACCGGAAGTCCAGCCAGCGAGACCACTTTGTCTCCGCGTGCTTTACGCATGCGAGCGAGACGCTCTTCTTGCGCCGACAGCTTGCCCAGTTCTTCGGTATCGTACAGGATGTCGTTGTCCTTTAGGAACTTGGCGACCGCAGTCAGCATGGCGGGATTGGGTTCACCCAGCTCCACCAGCATAGCTGCGGCTACCTCGTCATCTAGGTCGTGGTCGCCTGCCTTGATCTTGTCCAGTTCTACTAGATTAGCCTCGTAGCTTTTCAGCACACGCGTGTACACGGCAGTCAGGGTGGCGTGAAGTGCACCAAGCTTGTTTTCAGTTGCGGCTCCCTTTGCCATGACTATCTCCTACAGTCCTAAGAATGCCAACCCGGCATTGAGGGCGACCATCAGCAGGGGCACTACGATGGATGCGATTGTGATTACCTTGACGTTGAACTTCTCGACCTTATCAAGTCGGTCGTCCATATCCGTCAAGCGCGAATTAACAGTCTCGAACTGACGCTGATTTCGTGTCAGCGCTTCGAGGATGTGCTTTACATCACCTTGGATCCGACCCAGCATGAATGCTAGGTCGGCTTTGTTGTTCTCTTGCATAGTGCTTCCTCACAGCAGTTGTGTCGATGTTAACGCTCCACTGTCGTCTATTGATACTTTAAATTCAGTACCGTTTGGTGAGCGCATGATGAAGCCGACCCCGTTACTACCGGGGTTAGATCGACCGAAGCGCCATGCCCCGTGGGTTACGTCAAAGCGCAGTTGGTTGTTGATGTCTGTGGTGCCCGCACCATCGTACGGAACGATTAGGAAACTACCATCAGCGGCGGTGGCTAGGTACGCGCCGGGGTTGCCTTCGTTGCTGACTGTGACTGTACCGTCTGCGCCTACGCGCAGTGTATCGCCAGCTTGAAGCAGCGGTAAGTCGCCCAGCTCTGAGAACACCCCAGAGATTACGTGCTTACGCGCCAGCCCGCCTACCCAACTACCAGACGCCTCTGACCCGTAGTTGATCGTAGATGAGTTATAGAAGCGACAGCCGTCAAGGACTAGACCATCCGCGTCTTCGTCAGCGGTCGTGGCTACGAGCCTTAGATTGGCGGAGCCTGCTCCCCACGAGCACCCTGTGAACAAGTGGCGGAACGAGTACAGCGAGACGTCGGTGTAGTCCCAGTATCCGCCAGAGGTGATCATGTTATTGCAGTTCGGGCCGTAGATGATGTTGTTTGACCATGGGTGCGCGTTGTAGAACTGTCCGTTACTGAACAGGTCAAACTCGATAGACGTCGTGGTCGCGGTGATGATGGGTGCGTCCAGATGGAAGTCCGCTGTGTAGATACCTATAGCAGTCGTATCCATTGTCAGGTCTGTTTCGCCTACCGGGAACTCAATACCACCTTGGCGATTTCTACCTGACACGGCAGTACGCACGATGCGCAACTCTGGGTTCTTTACTTGCGACCCGTTGGTGGCGAACGGTGCGCCAGACATTGGGTTGAAGTTACCAAGGTGGTTCGGTGTTGGTTGTGCGTCGGACACCCCGGTCTCGATACCCTTAGTACCTTTAGCCAAGTTGAAGATGTGCGCCGCCCCGATCTGAGTGCGGTTGGTATTCATCACGTAGAGACCGCCGCTAACAAAGTTACAGTCGATCTCGAACGTGTCGTCTACTACAACACCGTCAACGTAGAACACGTTCTCCTGAGTGGCCTTCTTGTCGGTAAGTTCGTAGGTGCCGACGACCAGCGCATGACCGGGCACAGTTGTTACAGTACCTTCGGTAGGGTGGTCGTGCGTCGCCAGAGGTGATGCATCAAAGCCTGCTAGCGACACAAGTCGCCCATTGGCTAGCTTGGCACCGTAGATTGCTCCCGGCCCTACATCGAATGTGTTGTCGTGGTCAACGTCCATAGCACCCAGCAACCATGGCCGCGAGATACCTACCCGCTCGCCTAGAAAACTGATAACCATGGGCGCGCGTGTTCTAGCGCCTCGGTAAAGGGCAGTGTGGTTAGGGTACGCAACACCGTTCAGCGCGTAGTGCGCAATACCGGCAGACATAGCGTCCAGTGCACCGATCATATCTGTGGTGCCCGGTACAGTGTTGTCAGCGTAGTGTTGCGGGCACACGAAGGAGTCGGCAGGCTTCCAGTAGCGAGTACCGCCGTTGGTGGTCATCGCCAGACTCGTGTCGATTGCTAGACACTCAGCGAAGGTCAGTACGTGCCCGCCCGCCGTGATGTAGCGAATGACGTCAGTATCTGCGAGAACGTTGGCGGCTATGGCATCTGCGCGCGATTTGTACGCGTCACTGACTGCTGCCGCTTCAACTGCTAGTGCAGCTGCGGCGTCCGCGCCGTCGATGGCGTCTTGCAGGCTGATCTCTGTGCCGCTCTCCAATGTGAGCCGCCCGTCATGTATCTCGTGCATGACCATCATGCTCTGCCGCGTAGCTGTGTTAAGGTTCTCGCGTGTGGCAGTACCGGGGGCGTTAAAGTCCACCTCCAGTTCAGTCTTGCTGACCGTACGCTCGCGCGTTACATCCAGTCCCTCAGTAATTGGGTCAGTGACTAGAATTTCATCGTCAGAGTTCCATGTAAAGTCCCGGTATAGGCGGTCGCCTGAGCCGTCGAACTCACCCTCGACGTACACCCGCACATCGGAGCGCTTGATGTAGCCCAGCGCGAAGCCCACAGAAAAAGTCTGTGGGCCTCCTGTGTATGGTGACGTGATGGTTGATAAACCCATTTTTGTTCTCCTGATATACGCGCGCACGCGTGAATTATCCTATAGGGGGCTTTAAGGCCTAGTCCGTGATACGGGATAATCCTATTACATTTGCGAAGGGTAGCGCCTTCATTGATTGACGGTCCTGATAGTCTGCGTTACCAGTTAGGGTATCAGAAACAGCCCCCGGTAGACGCAT